GTATATAATTCTCGATTTCAATATTTTACCGACGGGCGCAGCCTTTCCTAACGCTTAATAGTTGATTTAATACGGTATTCAAAAAGGGATTCCTTTGGAATCCCTTTTTTTGTTTTATAAAATTTGTATTTTTCGTAGGTGTCATATATACTTATCCATGTTATGACTAATATCGAGTTGATTGATTTTATAGATAAAAATAAAGAAAACTACGGAATACAATTGAAAAGACATCATAGGTCTTTTTATGATCTGATAGATGGTTTGTATTCATTTAAAACGTTTGGACAAAAAGTGTATCATTATTTGAACGGTGATGATTCTGGTAAATGTGAGGTTTGTGGTGAGATGAGTAAGTTTGATAGTTTTTATAAGGGTTATAGACGGAGATGTTCATACAGTTGTATGGGGGCATCTAAGATTGAAAAAAGTCACGAAACTAGATTGTGTGTAATCTGTGAATCGGAGTTTGTGTCTTATAAAAAGAGGAAGAAAACAACCTGTTCGTCTGTTTGTTTGTTGAAGTTGAACGCATCAGTTGAGGTTAATGTAAAAAGACAAGAGTCTTTAAAGTCATCAATGATTGCGAAATACGGAGTCGATCATTGTTCAAAGTTGTCTGACTTTGGTAAGACGGTGAAACAAACCAAACTTGAGAGACATGGGAATGAAAATTATGTAAACGTCGAACAGGGAAAACGGACTAAGTTGGAAAGATACGGAAACGAAAATTATACGAATGTCGAGAAATCCCGTGAGACTAAGAGTCAAAAATATGGGGATCCAATGTATAATAACAGGGATAAGTTTATAGAAACAAATTTAAGGTTGTATGGTGTGGAGTATCCTATGCAGAATTCTGACATCTCCAATAAGGCTATGGCAACGTTTGATATGAAATACGGCGGCATCGGATTTTCATCATCTGATATTAAGAATAGGATAGAGACTACCAATTTGAAAAAATTTGGACATAAAGTTGCAACGAAAAACAAAACGGTATCGGATTCTATACAGAAAACCGCACATGATACCTTTTTTAACTCTATGGTCAGTGGAAGTCGTTTGGGGGATGAAGTTTCTGCCATGTTTTCGAGAGACTCCTACGTTGGGACTCGTGGATCAAACGATGAACAAATATTTTATAAATTTAAATGTCATTTGTGTAATGAAATTTTTAATGCGTGTATAGAAGACGGTCGAACTCCGGTTTGCTTAACGTGCCATCCGAAGGAATATGCAGTTTCTAAATATGAAACCGAAATTTTTGAGTTTGTTAATGCACTTTTACCTGAAGTCGGTATTTTGAGAAATGTGAGAAATATAATTAAACCGTTTGAGTTGGATATGTATATACCCGAAAGAAAGTTGGCAATAGAGTTTGATGGCGTGGTGTGGCACAGTGAGTTGTTTGGGTGTAAGAATAAGAAGTATCACCTCAACAAAACCGAGTTATGTAAAAATTTGGGAATCAAGCTTATCCATATATTTGAAAACGAATGGGTTCATAAGTCTGATATTATTAAGTCTAGGTTGATGCATATGTTGGGTGTAAATAAATCCGATAGAATATATGCCAGAGAATGCGTTGTAAAAGAGGTGACGCCGTTTATCAAAAATCAATTTCTACAACAATATCACATACAAGGTTCAGATAGGTCGTCTATTTTAATTGGTTCTTATTATAAAGATGAACTGGTTGCTATAATGACGTTTGGATCATTGCGGGTGGCATTGGGGAATAAAGAGATTGTGGACGGAGAATATGAGATGTATAGATTTTGTGTCAATAGGTCGGTTGTGGGAATTGCTAGCAAGATGTTATCGTATTTCATTAAAAAACACGGACCGAAAAAGATAATTACTTTTGCTGACAGAAGGTTCAGTGGTGATTCTGCGTTTTATGGAAAACTTGGATTTAAATTCACAAAATATACCCCGCCGAATTATTTTTATTTTTCCATGAAACATCCACTTTTATTACATCACCGTTATGGATTCAGAAAAGATCAACTCGACAAGAAATTGGAAAAGTTCAATCCATCTCTAAGCGAATGGCAGAATATGCAACTGAATGGTTACGATAGAATATGGGATTGTGGTCATTTAAAATTTGAGTGGAATAAGAATCCATGATGACGTGACTTGTAAATAATAAACCATTAAATATAGACCTTCACCGATTCGGTTTGATATTTATCTACATGAACGCTTCGACCACAGGTGTTGAGTTTGTAGAATATGACGACGAAGAAATATCTCACGTCGAAGCTGGACCCGACTACGGAAATGCCGATGTCGGACGTTGGGGAGAATATGATTCTTTTGAATCATTTTATAGAGACAGGTATACTTTCAACGGATTCTTTTTCCGACTTATTTTGAAATAAATAATTCTGTACATTGCTTGCTGTTGCTTGATTCTGTCTGTTGTAGTTTTCAATTTCAATTTATCTTAGCTGCTTGTTGTTGCTTGCAGCGCTTATTGCTGTACACTACAACTTTAAAATAAATTGTCAACTATTTATATTGTAGTATAGTGTAAGTATGAAAGAAGAACAGATGGTATATTTAGATATGGATGGAGTCCTTTGTGAGTTTGAAAAGGAGTTCCAGAAAATTAGTCAAGGAGTTCTTCCCAGTGACTATGAGGCTGAACACAGCACTAAGAAATATTGGAATTTGGTTCTGGAACAAGGCACTGGTTTCTGGGAAAATATGGAAACTACCCCCGATATGATTGAACTGAAAGAATATGTGTTTTCTAACTTTTTAAAAATAGGCATCTTAAGCAGCTCCAGTAGAAAAGAACACGGTTCGAACATCCCAGTTCAGGGAAAAATAAAATTTCTAAGGAAGCATGGATTCCTTACTCATATTCCAAAAGGAAACGTGATAATAGTAGACTCAGCTCAGCATAAAAAGAACTATGCTTGGACAAATAAAATTTTAGTCGATGATTACGACAAGAACATCAGGGCCTGGCGGGGTGCTGGTGGGGTGGGGATTTTACATAAAAACGCACGTCAGACTATAAAAGAACTTAACCGATATGCCTAAACAACGAATTTATAACTCTAAGCTAAACCCTGATCTGTGGGATGTGTCAGATAATTTGTTACCTGATGTATCAACTAAACTTCTCAAAATAGCCACAGATTTTTATACCGACATAGAAATAAAGGCGGCTCTGAAAGATGTCCTATTCCTAGGCAGTTCAGCTAATTATAACTGGACTCCTACAAGTGACATCGATCTCCATCTGGTAATTGATATAAATGAGCTTGGGATGCCAGATGAATTGACCGCTAAAAGCTACTTGGATGCTTTAAAATCAAAGTGGAATTATGACCACGACATTACTATAAAGTCTCATAACGTAGAAACCTACATCCAAGGGGTGAATCACGTAACCCATGCCACGGGGATCTATTCTTTAATGAAGGGCATCTGGCTGTCCAAACCAGTTAAGGAGAACGTGACACTTGATAGGGAGTTAATTCGAAGCAAATACCAAGATTACGTGTTCAAAATACAAAAAGTCACATCGGAACCAACGGCGGAAAAATTAAAGGCTTTGCTTGATGATATTTACAAAATGAGGCAGTCGGGACTTGACACAAAAGGAGAACTCAGCACGGAAAACCTGGTTTTCAAGTTGATAAGAAATAAGGGTTACTTAGACAAGCTCCGTGAACTTAAAATAAAGATATACGACAAAAGCGTAAGTCTGGCCGAAAAACAAACAATTAAAACGGTCTAGCAGTCTTCTTGGGAGGCGAGTTCGTCGTCGACTCTTTGTTCTCCCTTTCCTTCAAGTCAATCAGTTGTTTGTAATAAAAGTTCCGAAGGTGAACGGGTAAATTATAAGCTATATCGATATTAATAGCACCGGAACTGTGATAACTCAGTTCAAAAATTTGCTTGTGTAGCGATAACTGATACTCAGGCGTTAGGCCAAAAGAAGGACACCGCCAACGGTATCCCCACCCTTTCTCCATGATTACAATCGTCACACACAAAGTCGAACGCCATATCCACATCGGGGGTCAGAGACTTGGCGTAGTTCCTTAAAGCCAAACTGTCTCTGGATAGAAGTTCATTTTCTACAAATTTATTAACAGTCTGACGGTCTTCGGTTCCGTCTATGGAAACTATCATTCTCTTCAACCGGGTAGTGACCTCCGGAGATGTACCGTTCTTTGCAATCTTAGCAAAGCTAGCGATTTCGGACTCAATGGTTTGTTCGTCACGGTGAACAAGTAGTTTAAACTTCACTGTCTTTTTTGACGCGGGTAGAATAAACTCAAACAGATTTACACACCGAGTACAACTAGAGAAATCATACTCCTTATTCTTTACCGTCGACAGATCGACAGTACACTTATTTTCTTTGCCACACTTTGGGCAATTTATCTCAAGCGGACCGTAACTATCACCATAAGCCAACCTACGAGCCGCGATGTACAGAGCGTTCTTGTCTCCTATCAAAAGATCATCTATCTTTACACCCGGTGTAACGATTAGACTCTCCAACAACTTCTCCAACACAATGCCCTTCTTGATTAAGTTCTGTGACGTGAGAATATCTTCTTCCCGAGCGGTCATGTACTTGATGTCAACCAATCCCTTACTGAGAGGATTGTTCTCTGGATAGAAATACCCCTCGCTTGGAATACCAACCACCTCGGATGGATATTTGGTTTTCTCCGGTTTCGATGAAAGCTTAACCGAATCAACTGAAGTTGTGGGAGCCGTCCGAGTAATCGAGATATTTTGGTCGTCGTTCATAAACTATTTGACTATACATAGTTCAGGAGACGATTTATTCGATTTTATATTATGCCGACCGCTTCGTACTTGCAGCTGCACGACGTTTCTTGGCAGAATCATAATCCTTCTTTAATGTGGACAATTGATCCTTCGTTGCTTTAATGTCGCCGCCTTGGGCTTCAATGTTCTTCATATTTTCAATATGAGTTCTGAGAGCTGACTCGGACTTCTTAACTCTGACACTTTCCACTTCGTAATCCAAAGTATCTCGTTTCTTAACAAGTCTGGCTATATCCTGATCAAAGTCTTCTTTTAAAATACGTCTCACCATCTCACTGATTGCTTCTTTTTCTTGATTGTTTAATTTTGTATCGAGAATACTCATAACTTCTTTGTTTAAAGACCCAAATAAATCTACCATGAATTTTTCTTTCGAGGAACGGTCAAGTCGACCATACATAAGACGGAGTTCAGATGCGGATGCCATTTCTTTCCCCAATACCGAAAATTTAGTCGTGGGGGCCACGAGTAGATACCCATGTTTTACTGCTGGTTCAATTTTAGAAGTATCTTTCGGAAGCGGTTGTAAATAAGTCGGTGTACCGTCCTTTTTTACGAAAGACTTAAACCTCGGTTCCTCCGCCATATCTTTCTGAGAGACGGTGAAGAATATAGCATCTTTCTCAACGTCAATTGGGATATCAGCTGATATAGTTGAGAGGTTATAATTGTTGGTCACCTGTTTGATTCTATCAGACGGAACGCCGGTCAGAATCATCATCTTCTTTCTATCCTCAAATGAGAACGGTGACCTAATTGGATCAGTTACTCCTGTAGCGGTGACAAACACAGAGTTGGCGCCAAACTTAGAAACCAACCAATCATAGACACCCTTATGGCCAAGATGCCAGGGGTGAAACCGGCCAGGATAAATAGCAAAGACTTTCATTTTTGTATAAATATCAAAGGTTTAAAGAAGGATGTAGTTTATTACTTGACCAATTATTCACGGAGATATAAAAGACTTCTTTATTTCCGACGTTTTTTGAATGTGGTCTATATTTATAAACTAGAGAAATAACAGAACCTATACGACATATGGCCGACTTACTACAATCTTCCGAGATATTCTTTAGCAGCTTTGAGCCCAAGGTTCAAAACAGATTCATCATGTATCTCGACGGAATGCCGTCGTTTCTGATTAAGAAATGCGACCGACCAAAGCCAAAATCTGAAAAGAAGACGCTGGATCACATCAACATTCAGAGGCACTACAAAGGCAAGACAACGTGGGATGACATATCTATTTCTCTTTATGACCCAATCGCCCCATCCGGCGCTCAAGCGGTAATGGAGTGGATCCGACTTCACCATGAATCGGTAACAGGCCGTGATGGTTATGCTGATTTCTACAAGAAAGATGTGACCATCAACGTCTTAGGACCGGTCGGTGATAAGGTAGAAGAGTGGACTCTTAAAGGTGCTTTTATTGTTAGTGCTAACTTCGGAACAATGGATTGGACGAACCAGGGTGATGCTTTGGAAATCGAACTTACCCTCGCGATGGACTATTGTGTGCTCCAATATTGATTTTTGTCTTCGATTAATATTTCAGAAAAACCCGCTCTTCAGCGGGTTTTTTCGTAATTTGACTTATATGTATTCCATGATAGAGTGACTGGTAGAGACGTATGGGAAAATTATCTAACGAACCAAAAAATAAGTATTACATTTTTAAGAAATGTGAATTGTGCAAAAGTGAGTTTGAATCCTTGATAAAAAGAAATCAACGATTTTGTTGTGGGAAGTGCGCCGCAACTGTCACGGCTCTCGACGGTGATAGGATTTCTAAAATAAGAAAAACTAAGTTAAAGAGATACGGTTCCGAGACGTATGTGAATCCGGAAAAAGCAAAAAATACGTGCTTGGAAAAATATGGCGTTGACAATGCATCCAAATCTTCGACTGTGGTAGAGAGGATAAAATCATCGAATATGGAGAAATTCGGTGTGGAATGGACGTTTCAAAGTGAAGACGTGAAATCAAAGATAAAGGATACAATTTTAAAGAAATATGGGACCGAAAACCCGTCCCAATCACAAGAAGTCAAGGATAAAGTAAAGAAATCGTTTCGAGAAAAATACGGATGTGATAACGTTTTCCAGAATAAGGAGGTCAAAGCTAAATTTCACAAAACAAACGTTCTGAAATATGGGAGTAAGGTACCGGTGAATTCGGAGAAGATGAAACGAGAGGTGATGTCTAAAAATAAACTCTCAACGTGGAATAGATTAAAACTAAACTCCAAAGTAAACTCATCTGTCTCGTTGCAATTTGATGTAGAAAATTACATCACAACCCATCGTTCAAATAAATACCCATTCAAATGCAATCAGTGCGGCGATGTTTTTGAGGATCATTTGGACGGTGGACATATACCACGGTGCTTGAAGTGCAATCCTTACATTAAAGGATTTTCCTTAATGGAGAAGGAAGTTTATTGTTACGTTAAATCGTTGTTGGGTGACGTTGAGATACGTGAAAAATGCCGAGATGTCATTGATGGTGAACTCGATATAGTAATTCCGTCGAAAAACCTAGCAATAGAGTTCAATGGAACATACTGGCACAGCGAACTTGCTGGGAGGAAACAAAAGACATATCACCTGAATAAAACGGAGAAATGTGAAGAAAAAAACATTCGTCTGATTCATATATTCGAGGATGAGTGGGTGAACAAAGAATCAATAGTAAAAGAACGGATACGTCACATTCTCGGAGAGAATTCTGCCAAAAAAATTCATGCTAGAAAATGTGACGTTGTGGAAATAACTTCCAATGAGTGTAATGATTTTTTGGAGAAACATCACATCCAAGGAAAAAACAACGCCTCGGTGAGAATTGCTTTGATTCATGACAGTGAGATAGTGTCGGTTATGACGTTTGGAAAGTTAAGGCCTGCTTTGGGAAACGTTCCAAAGGACGGTGAATATGAGATGTATCGGCACTGCTCTTCGAAATTGGTCATAGGAGGAGCAAGCAAACTTTTAAGTAATTTTGTCAAAAAATATAAACCATCAAAAATAATCACCTACTCAGACCGAAGATGGAGCGACGGAAAGCTGTATAAGACGTTGGGGTTTTCGTTTATATCCAACACGTCACCTAACTATTTCTACATAAAATACGGCCAGGTCGAAAGACTCCACCGTTATAACTTCACAAAACACAATCTTGAGAAAAAATTGGATAAGTTCGATAAAACCTTAACCGAGTGGCAAAACATGCAACTTAATGGTTATGACCGTATTTGGGATTGTGGTCACAGTAAATGGGTCTTATCCCCACAATAATTCCTCCTTAAAATCAAGTCTATGGTATATTTATACCGTATAGACCATGGCAACGAAAAAGAAAACACAGAAAAAGAAAGAGGATAGTAAATCCCTATCTATCGCTCAGGTAGAGAAAGAGAGAGATCTTCAGAAAGAACTCACAAAAATCCTCAAAGAACAGGGAAATCTATACGAAGAACATACTGGAAACATAGGCGCATCCGTTAAAAAACTAACACAGATTGACATATTAAACGCTAAAATAAAAAAGTCTACCGAGACAGCAAATTCGCTTGCTATGCGAGGAGTTGAGTTAGCGAAGAAGAGGTTAGCCGAAGATTCGAAGATTGCGGATTGGATGAAAAAAGCAGCGACGCTTAAGACCGGCAAGGGCGGCATCGACGAGCTGAAGGCGAAGTTATCGAAACTCAAGCCGGGCGGCAGAGCGTATATACGTACGGAAAAGAGCATCGCTGCAAAAGTAGCAGATAGGACAAAGCTGCTCGGCAAGGCCTCCGCGATCGACGACGAACTCAAAGCGACAATCGAGATGAGAAAGGAAGAGGAAAAATCCATTGCTTTCGACAGTATGAAAATAACTGCATTAGGACTGATTAATAAATTATCATCTATAACACTCTCTTTATACAAGAAAATATTTGATATATTTGTAAAG